ATGAGGAACGAGCCGGCAGCCGAGGCCGTGTCCGTGACATCGAGCTTGATGCCCGAGAAGGTCGTCGCGACGTTGTTCCACACTGCCACGAGGTCAGCAGCCGACCCGCCGACCAGTGCCTTCGCCGTGACCTTCTTGGTCTCAGATGAGCCGACATCGACGATCGCCAACACATCGACCGCAGAATCGACATCGATCTGCGCGAGCGAGTTGAACTGGGTGATCTTCTTGGTAGCCATCAGCCGCCCAGAAGCTTGGTCGTCGCCACCCCACCGGCTTGGCGACTGTCAGGCGTGGACATCATCGATGACGCCCGACCGCGCCGACGACGCAGGCGGGTCGATTCGATCTCGCGCTGCTTCGCCATGTCGGTCTCAGGCGGGGGAGGCGGAGCCTCAATCTTGGGCATCTTGGGTTTGAAGAGACCGGTCATCGGGACACCTCCGAAATGTTACGTCGCGAGTCTATCCCAACACGCTGTAATCTGCTACCGCCGCACCAGCACGGGGCGCTCTGACCGTCCCGCGGAACGGACGCCGCCCCTTGGCGAGGTATCGCAGCCCGTCAGCATAGTGGCTCGTCCAGTCGTGCAGCGGCCTGTCCTTGAACCGCTGGCCCTTCTCGTCGTACTCGCGCCGGTACTGCCGAATGGCGTCGATCGCCCTCGTCATCCGCGCTCGAGCATCGTCCATGGTCTCGCCGGGGAACGGGTCAGGTTCCTTGTTCCACTCGACGATCGGCAGCATCTGGCGCACCGCCTGGATGCCATCGTCCACCGCGTCAGCATCGAGCACCCGAGGCTTGAGTCCATACCCTGCCGCGGTCTCGAGGCGGGACTTGCCAGACCCCCACTCCTTCACCGCCCCATCGTGCGGCCAGATATGGTCACCGTAGACGTAATCCATGGCGAGGAGCTTCTTGGCGTACCAGTCTAGGCCGACGCCGGAGCCTTCCAGCACGTTGATGATGCGTATCTTGTGGCCTACGAACTGGTAGAACCAGACCACCGTCGAGTCACCGATGCCGATGTCCCACGCCGTCCCGACCGGCTGGCCGATGATGTGCAAGTAAGGCCCGATGCGCCCACCCTGCTCGGCAGAGGTGATGGCGTCGCCGTAGTACGCGCCGGGGATGGCCGCATCGAAGTCGCAGTAGTACTCCTGCCGGATGATGGCCTCGGCTTCCTTCTCACCGCGCTCGTTCTTGAGTTCCTTGCGCTCGCGCCGGATGGTCTCAAGCGGGATCGCCTTGGTGTCCTCGACCGTCAGCACCTGACCGAACCAGTCCGGGTCGAGCTTGGCGTACTCCACGAGCCGGGCAAAGTGATTGCGGCCTCGAGGTGTCGAGATGAAGATGGCCCAGCCGTTGTTCTCCGCGAGGATGGGACGCAGGAACGCCCACGCATTCGGGTCGGCCATGGCGTACTCGGAGAACACCACGCCAACCGGGGGCGAACCGACGAGGCTGTTGTAGTTGTCAGAGCCGACTACCTGCCAGGTCGAGCCGTTCTTGAACCGGATGAACATGTCCTGCTCGCGGGTCGTCTCGCGCAGCTCAGGCGGGAATGCGTCGTCGATGCGCCGGCGCCCGGTATGCGGGTTCACCGCGTCCCAGATGGCCTTCCGGGACTGGTTCGCCTGCGGGAGCATGTGCCAGATGCTACCCACCCGCGTCATGGCCGAGACCGCCGACCAGTGCAGAGAGAGGTCGTCCTTGCCGGATCTGCGATGCCACGACAGCGCCAGCCGCTTGGTGCCGGCCTCGAGCGCACCCCACGCGCCCATCTGGTACGAACGAGGGAGCCAGCCGTGCGCCGGTAGCTCGATGTCAGGCATCCGTCAGCCGCTTGACCGTGACGTTGATGCCGACGTTCCCGCTGTGCTCGACCTGCGCCTTGTCGCCGAACCGGTTCGGATGCAGCACCCTCGCCCGCCACCGCATGCTCGACAGCACCACATTCGCTGCCTGAGGGTTGACCTCCTCGGCCAGCACCTTATCCTCGATGTCGGCGATGCGGTCCTCGATGGTCTCGGCATTGGCTTCTCGTGCGCGCGCGAAAGCGGCCGAAAAATCAGCGTCTTTCAGTCTCCAGTGCCACAAGGTTTCCCTATCCGGCATTCCGTCTTGGCCGCAGATGTCGCGGACGCTCCTGCCTTTCGCGTACTCCCGAAGGATGCGATCGGCAAGGTCTTGCGAGTAGATGGACGGCCTACCGGCTCCCTTTCTGGCTGGCATGCTTTACGCCTTGTTCCGCTTGCTGATCGCCGCCGCCTTGGACTTGGCATCTTCCTTCGAGCTCGCGCCCCATGCCTTGAGTGCGAGTGCGAGGCGGGTCGGCTTGCCGTCCTTCTCCATCGGCCCCGGCATGCTACCCATCCGGGCGAGAAAGGATGCCCGGCGAGGGTTGTCGCCGCTCTTGACCGGTGCCTTAAGGTTCATCCCCTCGGCTTTCGCTGACCGGCGACCGGCCTCGTTCAGACCGCCCTTAGGGTTCTGTCCTGCCTTGCGCTGCCATGCCGACGTTTTCATAAAACCTCAACATCTCCGCTGCCTGGGGTACCCGGCCTTTCGCCTGGTCCCGGTGTCGGCGCCGGGCCACCCAGCCCTCGAGCAGCCACGCCGACTGACGGCCTGACCACTCGCTGCGTCCGGCCTATCCCGCCGCCGAGACCGCCCCTGCTTGAGAGTGCGGCAGCAGACTCCATCCCAAACGGCTGTTCTGCATCGCCAAGTTTACGCGCCTTCGACCCCGGAAGCGAGGGCCGCAGCCGG